ATTTCTTGTCTGAATCTTTCACCCGACAAAGTCCTGCGTACTGGAGGATAAACTAAAGTGTTTCTTGATACCGATTTCCCCAAGATTTTGGGTGCAGAGCTGTATCGCCCCCACCCGGCGTACATCTGCGAAATGGCCGTAGAGCCTGTTGTTGTTCACGACTTCACTCGTCAACCTGGTCAAACCGTTCAGCTCGACCGCTATAAGTTCTGGGGTACCCCTGGTACTAAGGACAGCCGCGAGCGCATTGCTGACCAGACTATTGGTACTGCTAACAGCCGTAACATCACCAAGGAGAAAGTCCTGGTGGTGCTTAAGGAATACACCGGTCCTGCTGACCCGGGCGACCCGACTCAGCCTTCGACCTTCAAGATTGCTCGCGAAACTCTGGTTACCGCCCAGCGTCTGCTGCTGGACACCGGCAACCTGAATATGTTCCACCAGTCGATCGGCAGCCTGACCCTGCTTGACGACTATCGCCGTTGGCGTGACCGCGTCTTCATTGACGAACTTGCCAAAGCTGAAGCCAATGGTGCTGCTTCTACCAGCCAAGGTGGTTACTACTTCCCTGGTGGTAAGACCAAAAACTCTTCTGGTCAAATCGCTTACACCGCTGCTCAATACACTGCCGACATCCAGCAGTTCTCGGTTCGTACCGACTTGCTGACCGTCGTCAAGGATATGCGTAAGCGTAACGTGCCGACCTTCACCGATGGTCTGTATCGTTGCATTTGCGATCCCACCTTCATGATGCACCTGCGTCGTGATCCTGACTTCCGTGAGATCGCTCGTTACAGCGGCAACCCTGGTCAAGGCATGTACATGGGTAATCCCATGATGCCTAACAACGCCAGCTTCTACATGGGTCCCCAAGCTGGTCAGGCTTACTTCCTGGCTGGTGAACCCGTCATGCCGACTGGTGTTCAGTTTGAAGGTGTGAAGTTCTTCGAGTCGACCAACTTCCCCTCCAAAACTGTTCAAGCTTCTTTCACCGACGTTGCTTCGTACAGCGCCCAAGAAGTTGCTCAAGGTTTCTTCTTCGGTCCTCAAGCCGTTGGCGTTGGCATCGGTGGCCCGAATGCTCAGGTTCTGATCAACAACAACGACGACTTCAGCCGTTTCATCATCCTCATTTGGCAACTGTATGCTGGTTTCGAAGTCCTGAACAAAGACTTCATCACCACTGCTTACAGCTTCGTCTCCGATGACGGTAGCGTCTGATAAGTAAAAACATAAGTAAACCATACGGAGAAATAAATGACCTATCTCTCGTCTAAAAAAATCTTCCCTGGTAACTGGGCAGAGCCGCTGAACGGTTGGTACAAAAACATTGATACCGATGACAGCGGTGCTAATGATGGTTCGAAAGGTGGCCCCACTTCGGTGCTGGCTACTCCTGGCTATCGTTATTTTCAACAGCGTGGCTATGTGCCCGTCACCACTGCTTCTGGCGATGGTGCCGTTTCTTCGGGCAACGTTATTGTTCCTTCCCCTTACCGGAACGATGACACTCGTACTGACATCACCGGCATGGTGATCAGTGGCTCCAGCACCCTTCCTGCTTACGTTTATCGCGCTACCATTTCCGTTGCCTCCGGCTGGGGCGATGGCCGTGTTGCTTCCGGTGTGTATGCCACCACTGGTCGCGTGATCTCGTTCGCCACTGGCCTTGCTTCTAGCGCAGCCGTTGGTGAAGGTGTTGCTCAGGCTAACCTCGCCAGCACTGTTTCCGGTAGCCAAGAAGGCGAAATCTTCTTCGCTGGTGGATCCGCTGCTTATAGCACCAATCCTTTCCTGACTGCTACCGGTGCCGCTGGTGTCACCGCCACTAACGTCTACAAGGAACTGACCAGCGCTGCCACCTATAAAGTGTTCTCGCGTACTGCTTCTACCGTTACCAGCGGTATTGATGCAGGCTGGTACATCTCTTCTGCAGATAAAGCTGCTGGCCGCACTGGTTACTTCGTTGTTGAAGTGTGCTACATCCAACCGGATACTGCACCTGGCTACGAAGATATTGATGGCTACCTCCTGGGTCGCGTTGTTAGCTGATTAGGCTAAACTAGGACCAGATACATTTTCTGGTCCTATGTCTGTTCTCTCTGAAGAGATTCTTCATCGTCATTGCAAAACAGGAGCAAGAGTTCGAATTATTAGCGAATGGGATAACGGCGATTGGTTCATGGTCGAAGATCAGGACGGTCGCCTTTATACCGCTTACAAAAACGAACTCTCTCCTGATGAGCCTGCAACGAAAAAAGTAAAAACTCTTCAGGTAAAAGATAAAGCAGCCAAAGAAGAACCCCGCAACTTTCCTCCTGATACGCGTCTCAATATCAACGGTGCTACGGCACAGATGATTGCAGATCACATCAAGGGAATTGGATTGAAGACTGCTCGAGAGATTAAAGATTTACAACTGTCACTTTCCGGTGAAAGATTCAGTAATCTCGACCAGTTGCGTCAAATTCGTCGAGTTGATTGGGACTCTGTTTTTGCCGCTGATCTGATTCGCATCTAAACTACATCTCCTTACAGCCCCTGGGAAACCAGGGGTTTTTAGTTTTAGAATAAAAAATAAAGACTTAATAATGGCCGGTTTAATTTCAGCTGGAGTAGTCGTTGATCCCAAAAAAGATATTTATGCCACTACGGGAGAACATTTAGATTTGCGCCTTATTCCTCAATTTGGTGCAAACAAAGGAAAACATATCAACCCAAGATTTAATAAAACAATTTTACAAAATGTTTTAATCGGTTCAAATCAGGTTCCTCTTGTTCAACAAAAAGGAAAAGATTGGAAATGGAATTTTCCAATTACATCAGAATTTGGTCCTCGAACGGCTCCAGTGCGAGGAGCCAGCTCTTATCACCAGGGGATAGATATTGGTCTTAAGGCGGGTACTCCAATTGCATTTAAGGGTTATGGTTCGTATCGACCGGATGCAGGATATGGATCTTTAATGACCACAGATCCGCAAGGCAACCCTTATGAAATTAGGTTCCTACATACTGAACCTGGAGCCAAGGCTGCGGTAGGCGCATCTGATTTACCAACTGCTCCAGCGCTCCCTGGAGATAATGCAAAACAAAATCAGGAACGCAACGATAAGTTGATGGAAGAATTATTTGGTAAACAACAATCTTTAAAAGATGTTTTAATTGCAGGTGCTCTTCAACAAGCAATGCAAGGAAGACAACAATCAATGCTGGACACCCTTAAACCTTACTCATCAATGGGTATTACTCCTGAACAAGCAATGCAACTTTTTGCTTGATTACTTCAATTTATAATGAAGATTAAATAGGGCGCAGGCTGTGCAGCTCAGTGATTTTGATAAGAGTAGAGTTCGTTACCACTTAGGTTACTATGTGGTTTCGGTTCCTGCTGGCGACTATGCTCGTCTGGAGGAATCTCTTAACACTGTTCCGGACTCTTATTTTTACGACAAGATCATTATTCAGATTGGTCGTTGTGATACGGCCGAGAAGAAAACCGAGGTTGCATTAACGCCTTCTACCCGCGTTGAGAACATCGTTGGCGACGTTGATCGTACAATTCGCTCCAGTAATGCTAAAGAAGCATTAAAGGTCTGGGACGAGATTTACCTGTACGAAACAAATCGCCTAGCGCATATTCTTTACGTCCCCAACTACAAGGATCCCTTCCAAGCTCGTTATCGTTACGAAAGGTCTGGCGCTGAATTTATTCAAGCGCTTCCAGGTCCAGCCGATACTTCTGTTGGGTCACGTCTTTATTTACATGAGGTTTGCCGGTAATGGATTTATCAATACTTGGTAAACTTGGCGGTTTAAAAAGCCAAGCAACAATACGCAGCAAACTCGGTAATTTAGCAAACCCAACAACAAAACTTGGCGGGTTTGGCAATTTCCTTGGCAGTGCGCAAACTTCGGCAACAGGTCTAGGTGCATTATTATACGGAGCAGATAAAGCACAAGAACTTTTAGAGGGAGCTGGTTTAATACCAACGCGTGAAGATATTAAAAGAATGTCAAGAGGTGTAGCTAATCAAGGAAAAAATTATACGGTCAATGGAATTGAGTACGACTTTAAAACAGGTAGAGCAATCAATCCACCTCCTTCTATTTTTCAACCAGCCGTTACCAACCCCCCTACTTTTGCAGCCGCAGAAACTGCATTTCGAAATGCTAAAGAACGTGCTTATCAACAAGAAAAATCATCTGTAGCTCAACAAACATCTCAAGATCCTCTTGTTAAAAAGTATCAAGTAGCTGAGTTAACCAAAGCGTATAACACTGCAAGTCCTGAAGAAAAAGAAAGGATTGGTCTACAAATCTGGGCAACTACAAATCCTGAACTTGCAAAGCGTGTTCGTCCTGGACAAGTGGGCTATCAAACATCCGCATCAATGTCGGGGTCTCAGGTGTTCGGTAAAGATATCCCCGGCATTACGCAAACCATGTATCAACAAGCCAGCGAGCAAGTCGGTGCGCCTGGTGGAGCGCAATTCCCTGGTTCAGCACAAGCCGGTAACATGAATGCTTTTGGTATGGGCGCGAACGCACAACAACTTGGCGTTAGCGTACCAGGGCAAGCCCCTCCTTCAATGATTGGTGAGAACGTTTTTAAGCAAGGGTTTGACGTTCCTTCTTCTGAGAATCTGACACAGACGCAACTTGCATTACTCAAGCGTGCTTTTGAAGGACGCCTAAAATAACCCTTTGGTAAACTAAGGTTACTTGGCGCCACATTCGTGGGTAAGTCCACCTGCTGGGTAACAGATCATTTGATCTACGGAGACCAGTGTCCTTGCAATAGCCCAATGATTCTTTGCCGTAATTTCCTTCGACGACTTACCGCCAAACTAAGTTTAGTTGTGGCTCTTCAAGCAGTATTCGTCCCTGGTCTTAAGGCAAATTCAAATTGGGTAGGAGAATAAAGTTGAAAAAATGAACGAGCGTCAGCTACTAGAAAAATACCGTGAGAATGCAGCAGGACAAAACCTTCTGAGAACTCTTCGTTTTGCCGAAGGAACGGAACGTGGAGGTCTAGATTCTTATCGTGTAATGTTCGGTGGAAGACTTGCTCCTAACCTAAAAACACATCCCGGAAAAGTTGTAAGAAGCGGCAAATACGCGAGCGACGCATCCGGTGCATATCAATTTTTGTCACCGTCTTGGCAGTCACATGCAAAAGCTCTTGGTTTAAAAGATTTCAGTCCTATTAATCAAGACCTGGCTGCTTTACGTGCAGCAAGAAATCGCTTAATGCCAATAGGTGGATTAGCAGCTCTTGAAAAAGAAGGCTTTAGCCCACGCGTTTCTGCTGCACTTGCACCTGAGTGGGCGTCTCTCCCCACAGAAACAGGTGAAAGCTATTACGGTCAACCCGTTAAAAAACTATCTCAACTTCAGAAAGTCTTTGGACAAACCCCTTTCACTCCTGCACCGCCTTCTACTGAAACAGCAGGAGCAGTTCAAAAAGGTAATCAGCAAGCAGGGTCTCTTCTTCAAAGCATTATGAAATACATACCAATGGCAGGCGCTTTCCCAGGACTTTCTTCTTTATCTACTCCTGAGCAAATCTCACTTCCTGATAGTCAAGATTTTCTTAATGCTTATAAAATGTTCTTTAATGAAGAAGAGGATTTGGTCTAATGGCTAGATTTGCTGAATACGTAGATGCCGACAGTTATTTACCTGGCGATATTTCCAGGTCTGGCTTGAGTGATTATCAACTTTACCCTTTAGAAACTTCTAAATATATTGCAAATAAACGATTTAAATTTCAACCTAAAGATGGAAAAGACTTGGATAAAGATGTTGATCTCTTTCAAAATTTTTTAAATCTCCAAGCTAACCCTGAAAGATTGTTTACAGCAACTGCAAAAATGCCTAACACGCCGTTTGGTAATCTTTCTCAATACATGGGCGTCTAATTGATTTATAATAAAAACAATAATAAGTGTAAGTACAGTGAGCTCGACCGCCACAAACAAAAGTCCCGTCTTTATTGATAGGCCTCTTTACGACGCCGTCAGGGTAACGACTCAGATTGCTGGTAGTGCAGCCAACAATACTCTTTTCGTGCAAGGCGGCCAGGTTCCTGCGATTCTGGTCGACATGGACGCGACGTTAAGTGAAGATAATAACAATGGTGGTGTCGTTGATTCGGTAAAAATTGTTCGTAATGATTTCTATCGCGCTGCTGATTACACAGTAAGCGCATCCACGTCTGGAACTATCGTTTCCTTTGTTAGTGGTCAGATTGTTAACGTGACCGCCACGGGCATCCTTACGGGCAGCGGAGCGGGCAGTGGGGTCGGTTACTACACTTATACCGGTTCGACCACGCTGACGGGCGTTAACACCGCTCTCCACTACTCTGGGGGCCTTGCACAGGGCTTTACGTACAACGGAACCAACTACGGTGCCCAACCGGCAGTGACCTTTGTGCTGTATCATACTCGCGGCACAACCAATCCCGTTCCCGCTTCTGGGGATTACAGGGTTGTGTTTGCCAAAACTATTCCGGCCAATACACAGGAGGTTGACTGTTCGGATGTCCTCCCGACTCTTGCTGCTCCTGTTATGTCTGCTGGCAATACCACTGGCCTGGGCAGCACTGCTCCTCTTCGCAATAAAGGAGTGTACTTAGAGCGTGGCGACCGTCTGTACGTTGGCGTGTTTCCTGACGGACCTAACATCTCTGGTTATACCCCTGGTGCTCATGTGATTGCTCAAGGTGGTTTCTTCTGATAAATGGCCAAAAGAAGTGGCAGTAACTTCGGTAATTTTCAAGAAGTAAAGCCCTTTACACCTGGCGCTATCAAGCCCATTACAACAGAATTCTCGAAGGGCAGCGTTCCGGATTCAATCTACGCTGCCAACAGAGAATCAGCCTGGTCGCGATGGAGAAAAGGATACGAACTCGCCAATGCTTATACATACAACAATGAATACACTTTTCCATTTAGTTACGAAACCCCTAACACCGCAAGTCCTGGTAATCCAAACACTGTAATTTCTGGTGCATTTGTTGGTTTTCCGACCAGCAACAAAGAGCTTGGTATGCACTGGGCCATTTGGCGTTATGCGGGATCTGTTCGTACAGACCAATTAACAGATCCGGTTAGTACTCAAAAGTTATCAGTAGAGAGTGTAACGGAAGATTCTTTCTACTGGTATGTAAAACTAACCGGAACCTGGAGCCCTGCCAATCCCCTTCCTTCTCCTTTTTACATACCTGTACCAGGGCAGCCCAATGGTTTAAAACCTGCTAATACAGAAATTTTTGAAGATCGTGTCCTTATCCAAGGCGGCTCCATCATCACAAGTGACACAATTAATCCCAACACCCAAACCAGATACGGTTACGTTCAAGCAGTTGTTGTAGCGATTAATCAGGACACTGGTATCCTGACGTTTAAAAAATCAGGTTCTGTTTACGTGTCGCCAGATAAACAATTTATTTCTCCTTCTCCAATTGGTTTTACTCCAGGAAGGTTCTTAATTACGGGATCGAGATATGCATGCACCTGTCAGGACTTTACTCATAGAGACTATTCATTTGTAATGAGTGGAGGAGGCAACTCCAAAAAATATTTTCCAAGAACCAATGTATCTGCCATTAAGCCCGGTCGATTTGAAGTTACTCAAGTCAATGGTGTTGTCAATAACAACGCAATGACTGCCCCTGGCATCAATCGCGAACTAGATGTTTATGCTCCCCAGGGTTTTGAATTAGACTACACAGTTACTGATGCATCAAACACAGATATAAAAGCAACACGAGATAACCCTGGTGTCTACAGAGAGTTTGGCGCGATTTACAAAAGAAGCACATCTAATATTTCTATACCAGGTTCCACGGCGGAAGGTATGCCGGGTTATGACGATTACAGCACTTTCTCCTTGGAAACAGATGGTAACTCAATCCCTCAAGACATTATTCTTTCGATTTCAGATAACTGGACTCCATTGTTAGACGAGTTGAGATATTGCAAACACATCTATGCACTTAAATTTAGAGACAAATTATTTCCTCCGGAACCATCTGATTTTCCTGTAGGCATTACAGGCATGGTTGAATGGGAACAAAGGCTTGTAAAACAAACTGAAATTAAAATCCAAAAGGATAGAGAATACTTTAAAACAGTGCGTTCTCTTTCTGTCATGGATGTTCCACCGCGTAACGCACAATCACCTATTTTGTATCCTGTAATTCAAAAATTATTTAACATTGCAACAGACAAGATATTGATAGAAAACTTTACAATGTTGGATTAGTGTATACTTGTATTGAGTCTATTAAGACTCAACAAGATTTGCACATTAACGCGTCCCTGGGCCTGGTAAGGTTTAAGGTTTAGTTGGCCTACACGCCAGAGACCAATGAAACCCATCCATCCTCCGCCGCCTGATCAGGCGATCGTAGACGACTACTTCCAGCTATCTAGAATCAAAAGCTTTGGTGCTGCAGCGTGGCTATTTGGCATGACAGCAACCTATGGAGTACACCCAAAAGAACTAAAGAAATTCTCCTGGAACTCAGATAATACAATTACAATTGCAACTAAGAAAAAGAAAATTAAACCACTACATCCACAGTGGATCATTCTGTTTCAACTAAAAGAAAAGCAGCCTTCAAATCTTGAAGACTGCTTTGATAAGATGAAAATTAAACTTGGCAATGCAATCGAAACTCAAAAAGTTTCTTTAAACATCACTGACCTTCAGCTTGCTTATCAGTTGAGGAAAGCACTGTATTTCCCGAAGAAAGAGGATCGGCAAAAGGAATCCCTTTCTTCCTTAATTCCTTGCGTACGCTAGTCAGGTTCCAGCGATACGAGTCCCGAGAGAACGTATCATTAAATGCGGCGTAATGGGGTCCTAATCGGAGGGTCCCATCGTCGCGCATCTTGAAGAGAGTCTTCTTGTCGAGTCCCAGGGACTCGCATGCTTTGTTGGCTGTAACCCAACCAGTTGTAGCCGCCATGAAAAACAAAGGCGTGTTCAGATATACACTACCTTGGTGACAAGGGATGTCAAGTGACCTTTACGAAATTTTAAAATTTTAGATTGGCTTAGGAATCTTAAAATAAGTTAACAGCAACTAAAGAGTATGTTCCATGACGAGCACGCACCACTTGCTCTCTTGGTCGAATTAACTCCAAAGTTAGCCAAAAGAAAGTTTAGAGAATCTATTTACGAGTTCTGGGACTACAAGTGCGCTTATTGCGAAGACGTTGCCACAAGTCTTGACCACATTGTCCCAAGGTTTAAATCCGGTTCTAGCAACAGGAATAACTTAATTCCGGCATGCCGTCGTTGCAATAGCAACAAAGGTAGTATTGCTGTGGATGAATGGTATCAACAGCAAGAATTCTTTACTCAGGTTAAGATGGAAAGAATAAAAGCCTGGATGTCACAAGAAGTTGTTGACATCTTTTCTTATCCATTACATGAATTAAAATCGGCAGTTTGATATAATAATCCAATATTTAATGGAGTAAATCATGGGAGGAGGCGGCGGTGGTGGTGGATCTTCACAGGCTCCGGAAGATAGTGATTTTAATAAATTCTTAAAATATGCAAAAGAAGAGGAAGAAAAAGTAAAGCAAGAAGAAGATAAGACACAAAAAACGGGGTTATCGTATGACCCCTCTTCTCGTAAGTGGACAGTCAATTATGGAAAAACTGATTACAATACAAACAGACAAACAGATTTACCAGAAACAAAAACGGTAGACGTAGTAATTGGTTATGAATTAGTAAACGATAATCAGCAAGAAATTTGGGGGACAGAGGTTGTTCCGGATGAAAAAAACATTGCACTGAATAAAAAAAATGCAGAAATTAACAAAAAATATAGTGATTTAAATTCTAAAAACAAACAAATATATGATTCATATCAAAAAATACTAGCGGTTGTTAACTCCACCAAGGGAGGGGATTATTTAGCTCAAAGACAACTAATTAGAAACACTCCAGGCATAAATGATTCACAGAAAAAAATCATCGAAGATAATTATAAAACTTATTACATAACTGAAAAACTTAAACCATGGGACATTAACCTTGGAGCTAAACCTCCAGCAGGTGAGTTTGATCCAGTTTATTACAAGCAGCAGAACCCTGGTGTTGCTCAACAATGGGCTGTTGCGGTAGCCGATGACAATATTGATATTACTCAGCGATACAGCGAAAATAGTTTTTATCTAAGCCATTACACCAACCAAGGGAAACCAGCAGGACTCCGTGGAAACAAGCCAGAAGAGCTTTTAGCGTCTAAACAATATATAGAAGAAAGGCCGACAGATAAAGATCTTCAAGATGTACGCGACATTCAGCTAGGTATTAATACAGATATAGACACAGAGAGTGAACTTAGCGAATTAGAGGCTGCTGTAAAAGAAGGAGTCGGGGAAAAAGCGCTTCTTGATGTAAAAAAATTTGGAGCTTTAAGACAAGATGTATTAAAACAAACTATACAAGAAATGAAAAAAGCAAAAGCTAGAGAACAAGAAATGGCTTTGTTTTCTGGTTTTGATGAATTAGGAGAAATCACCAACATTAACAAAGATTTAACCAATTCAATTCTTGGGGACTCAGGTATAGGAGGAGTGCTTTCTTTTATGGGAGGCAAGAAATCAAAAGAATCACTTGAAAAATCTCTCCGTGGAATTACAGGAATCAATAATGAAGTTACTTATAATTGGCAGCAATGGTTTGATAACGCTTTAAAGAGTAGATACCAAGAGGATTTAGAGCTTGGATTGACAAAAGAACAAGCAGAAGAAAAAGTAAAAATTGAAGGTGAGTTTGCGAGAAAATTTATAGATGATTATTTAACCCCAAGATTTAATGAATCGAGATCGATGAATGAGTTTATTGAATATATTGATGTCCGCCAAGGGGAACAAAACCCATTTCAAACCCAAGACGTTCTTGGGGCTTCAAAATTAATTGCGGACATTCGCGCGCGGCAATACATTGATCAACTTAAGCAAACACCTGAACGCTACTTTGATTCTGAGTTTTACTTTAATCCAACAGGCAACGAAGCTCGTAAAGAAAGTTATGCAAACCAGGCGTCCACTGTTGCAGCAGATTGGGAAATAGCAAAGAAAGGAGATCCCTATTGGAAATCACAAGCCTATCGATTTGGTGTAAATATCGATGACAAAGACGCATTTGCTCGTATGCATTTCCAGGTTAAAGGTCAAGCGCAGGGTTATGATGCCGCTGATGACATTCTTAACGCTTCAAAAGTAAGCGATGAAATTTACAATAGAATTCTTCCAGCAATCAAAAAAGAAGCGCTTACGCAAAAAACAATCTTTGGACCATTTCTTAAGCCAGAAGAATTTGCCGATGAAATGTTAAAGGGTGTTAATCCAGATGATAAAACTACTTGGGACGAAGTATTAGGAGAACTTAATTTAAAAGACTTCGCTGGAGACCTGGGCGATCTGAAAGACTACATTTCAGAAACGCTAAGAACTGGCTCTGCACAAGAAATAAGAGAAAAAATTAAATACTTAAACAAAAAGAAAGAAAAACCAACTCAAGAAAATCTTGGCGTTACTTATATTCAAAGAGAAGAAGACTATAAGCCAGTTAAAACTACTGGAGAAGAGACTGAACTTTATAAAACATTTCAAACCGCAGGATTTCAAGGAACAGAAGATGAATTTTATGAAAATTTTTTTCCCGATGTAGACCGATCAGAGCAAATTGCACTTACCAAAGCAGGTACTAACCAATCATTGAAAACCACGGGACTTGATTTTTCAGACCCCTTTGCATCACTTGGTACCATTGAAAGTTTTTTTAGTGAAGCAGAAGATAAAACAGAAGAAAAACCAGCAAGATCTAGTTATTTTACAATTGATGAAGATGAAGATCTGCCAACCAAATCAAAGGCTGGTCAAGGTTTCTTGGATGAATTTACATCTTTGTTTAAAGGTTTGAGTTGATGTCAGATAAACATAAAAAAGCTGCTAAGGCAGCTAAGCTGCACAAGGACTCAATGCCTTGTAACAAACCAAAGAAGACCCCTGGTCACCCCACAAAATCTCATGTGGTTAAAGCATGCAAAGATGGGGAAGAAAAAATTATTCGTTTTGGTCAGCAAGGAGTTGAAGGCGCTGGTAAAAACCCAAAAACAGAAAAAGAAAAAGCAAGGCGTAAATCTTATTACGCCAGGCATAATGCTCAAGATGCAAAACCTGATATTATGTCGGCTCGATATTGGAGTCATCGTACGAAATGGTGATTTAAATGGGTAAAGTAAAAGGCAACACTATTCAGAAAAAAGAATCACAACCCAAGCTAACAAGACAGGGTCAAGGACAGAACTCTAAACCTTCTCATGGACGCAAGAAAAAAAGAGGGCAAGGTAAAGGTTAGCGCTTTAATTTAATTAACACTATTATGGAAAGTAATTGCTGTACTTTCCATGGCCGATTTTCGGCGTGCGATTAACATAATCAAAAAGTATGAAGGGTACAGCGAAAAGGCTTACCCAGATCCCAGTACTGGTGGCGCCCCTTACACCATTGGATACGGAACCCAATACTATCCAGATGGTTCTCCTGTGAAACAAGGTCATCGCTGTACTCAACACAAGGCTTTGGAATATCTGTTTCACGAGGTTGAACTCATTGACGATGAACTAACACGCCTGAACTTGGGTCTAGATGGTTCCATGCGAGAGGCCCTGATCTCGTTTATTCACTCAATTGGTTGGGAACCTTTTCTTTACAGTGAAATTATTGATGCTGTTGAGAATGAGTACTGGGGTGGTGCTGCAGAAGAAATCACACATTGGATCTTTGATTCTTACTACAAAGTCATTGGTGGTTTAGTTGATCGTCGTAGAGAAGAGTCCAATCTTTTCTTGGCTGAAGTAAAGACTCCAATTGACAAAAAAGGAGAAATTCTCCTTGACGCATTCAGGAATTATTCAGCGCAACCCAATCAAATCCAAGCAATCCGATTCTTGGAAGCCAGTACAAACCCTTACGTATTGGCTGAGTTTGTCAACAGTTTCGAAGCAGAGACTTCTTTTGAACTGGACTCTGACTACGAAGAAAACGATTCAATCTCCATCTCTTGGGATTAGAATATTTTCAGATTGACATACAGAAATGGAAGACGCAGTTCGTCCCCGCGAATTAGAACTCCCGCTTCAACTGCAATTCGCAATGCGTAAAGCAGAGCTGGAAGCTCAAGAGATGACGTGGGACCAACTTTATGCTGCTCTTTTGAATTTGTACCAACGCCGCCTAATCGAGTGGGCCGCAATCAAAGACCTTCTTGCTGACGAAAATATTGAATTGGAATTTGATCACCCGACCCAGCTTGAACTGGTTGAGTTGGCAATGATGTGCCAGGGGGATGATGAAGAGGATGATGACGATGATAACCGCGAGTTTTCAATCTTCTAACTTTTGAATAAGACGATTTAAATACCACTATTTGATTAAATACACGCGTGTAAAACAAAATATCACTTTAATCTAGTAAATTCGCCGTGTAATGCTAGCGCTGCGCTTTTGTAAGCTGCTGCAGCATCGGCTTTATTTTTAAAGTAGCCAAGATTTTTTTGCCGACCTTCAACACGAATATCAGCCCGCCATAAACCCAACCGCTTATAAAAACTCACACCTTTCATTCCACTAGAGTTTTTTTTCGTTACACCAATGTTCCACTGCTGTTGAGCGCGTGTGGCAAGTCTTAAATTTTCAATACGATCATTGCTTCGGTCACCGTCAATATGATCAATCTCGTTATCTCCTGGGTCTTGACCGTAATACCATACCCATACAAGCCGACAATGTAGATAGCACTTTCCACGATACGAAACGGACCAACCGCCTTCACAATGCTTTGAACCAGCAAACGTACCAACTCGTTGAGGTTGATTGCGGCTTGGAGCTTCCAGATAAACAAGCCTGCCAACAAGAGAATCGTAACTAAAGCGCTTTTTCAACTCGGCTTGAGTTGGCATTGGTTTCTTGAGCATTTTCCAGCTTTGCTATCAGCCTACTAAGATACCACATACTTTTTTTGGCATCCTCCAAGGTATTCCCCTTGGTCCACATGCGCAACAAATACTTGAGCGCTTGCCACTGGAGTGCGCCAAGGACCGAATTAGGTGCGTGTTGTACGGCGTCTTCAATCACGTCGATTGCTTCAAACCGGCCCGCGTTGTAATGCGGGGGATGATTAACTAAATCAACCTTTGGCTTGGCAACAAACAGTTTTGGTGCTGGCATAGGACAGAAACCGTCCTTGCACTCATCTACCGGATTAAACCACGGCGTTTCATCGACATTTCTTTTTCCTCCTCGCTCGGTTCCCCCAGTTCCAGTACCAGAGCCTTGGGTTTGGGTGATGCTCCCATCTCCATTCCCTGTTCCGCACTCGGAATATATCCCGTCATTCCGCATCGTTCTCCTCCTTCCAGTTGCAGGTTGGTGCGTTCACGCCCTTCTTGCGTCAACACTAAACCTCTATTGTACATGTCCTGGAGAGGAACGTCGTGTTTTTCATTGTCCAAGGGCTGATCAAAATCAGACTCACTAAGACAACGATTGATCACTTCATCGTTAATAACAAATTGATTTAAGAATGCATCAGGTGTCATCGCTGCATGCATCATTATTTTTTAACCAGAATTCCTTCATCTAAAATAATATCATGGCAAGATTTTTCGATCCCACTTACGATCCTCGGCAGTTCTCTGGTACGTCCGGTGCCGAGACTTCAGACCTGAATCCAGGACAAGCTTATGACACAGATGTCAGACGCTTGGATGAAACAGAAAGAGAGATTGCAGATACCGTTGACGTACGTAATGTAGGCCAACAAGAGCGTGTAAATAAGTACATGGCAGCGGCTAAGACTGCCGGTGCATACAAGCAAAGAGCTTCAATCGATGAGCCACAGATCAGGGGCAGGACGCCCCGTAATGAGGCCAATTTGAATGGGGTGGTACTTCCTAGCCAAGGCGATGAGATGGGGCCTACAGGAGGCGTTGGTTACGCACGTAAGCCCCAACCATTCTCTGGTACCTTTAGAGCCTTTTAATCAGACCTGACTAAAGACCACTTCTTTGGGTTGATTCTGATATTTACCTTTCCTCATTTGATAATCAGTCTCGCATTCTTTGCCACGGAAAAAGAGTAGCTGGCAGATCCCTTCGTTGGCATAGATGCGATTAAACAGACCAGTGCAATTACTGATTTCAAGAGTTAAGTGTCCCTTCCACAGTGCTTCCGCTGGCGTAATATTTACCAGAATTCCCGATCGAGCATACGTACTTTTCCCGACAGCAACCACTGTCACATCCTTGGGAAGATCTAGATACTCTTCTGCAACACCAAGACAATAACCGAAAGGAGGCAGGAGAAAGTATTGACCTTTATCATCTTCCAGCAATTCAGCCGGACGCAGAATATTCTGATCAAAATCCTTGGGATCACAATCTCCAGACTGCGTACGTCCAAAAATCAAGCATTGTTTAGGCGACAAGCGAATGTCATACCCGTAAGAACTAAGACCATAGCTCAACAATTTACGGCCATCGCTTTCATTGATGAGTCGATCCTGAAAGGGCTGGATCATACCCTTCTCGATTGAAAGTTCTTTGATTTCGCGGTCTGACAGGATGCTCATAAATTCAACTGAAGCTTTTAGATTTTAACTGAGTCAGACAATAATGCGACCCATTTCGCCATAAACGTCAACAAAGTGTTGTGTGGCGTCCGACACATTCTTGCTCGGTTGCAGAAACACGGCAAAAGAGACGCAAGTGTTACGACTCTTTATCGTTCCGTCATGGAAGAAGTGTTGGTTCAATATTGGTCTAGTCCTGAACACGCATATTGGATGATCAAAAATATCCTGGCAGTACATAAACATGTCAGGTGCATTTGCAAAGTAAATACCTTGCTCAATCTCTCGACTGACCCACTTTCTTTTTAATGTCTTCCACCAGAGTGCATAGCTAGATGTCAAGGTAGGAGACAATCCCCTGGTCATCTTCCACCGCTGGGAGCCATGATGCCAGAAGTACGAATGGCGTGGTGGAAACACATAAACGTTTCCAAACCAATCCATTTCATTCAAGCCGTCATCAACAGGTGTGTAATATTTCTTTGCATTTACAAACTCATTGGCCTTGTCAGAACTGGCAGGATCAAGATCAACGCCACCCATGACGAGATGAGCAGCGTCAATCATATCTTTACTACTGATCCATTCGTAGTCTTCAACTTTTTTGTTGCCAACGAAAGCAGGCATCAGTCTTCAGAAACCTTGTTGTAATCAATTGCGACAAAGCGAATACCTTCTTTGTCATTCAAGATGTAACCAGCACTTTCTTCTGGGTCAATCTTTTGTGCAGCTTGAAGAATACGCCTAAAAGTTTCGGCAAGATCGCCGTTGTCTTCTCGTTCGCACTCCTCTTGCGCCGCATGTAGCTCTTTCAACGTCAGGTAAAACATTGATTTTTCAACCTGCTCAGGCTGAAAGCACATAACACCGGGACCTTCAGCTTCCCAAAACTTAGAAAACATTTGGCCCATGTCACCAAGAATCAACTTGAGAGTTGAGTCCAGCATCTTGGCTTTTTCTTGGTCAAGCTCAGGACCAATAACAGAAGCAATTAATTTTTCACGACGGCTCATTTTTTCACCAATCCCTGACGAACTAGAGTTTCACGCATCTTAACTAACGGTTGGTAAATAACGACAAGTTTACCGAGAACTCCTCTTTTCTTAATGAGCTTACCATTTTCGTCACGGAGTTTATCAAATTCTCCTGCTCTGATCAAGTATTCGGCAACGCAACGGAGCCTACGTTTTAAGGG